CATTTATGATGCGCCTCACAGTGAGACCCTTACCGATAACGTCCATAGGTTGTATGTGCATAGGGATCGGAAACTGACGTTTCCTGGCCCTTTGTCTGAGACTTACCGAGCATAAAAGCTCTGTAGGAATCGGGTGTTCGTTGATCGTTGACCAACTACTTCCCAAGTATTCCAAGTCCAGCCTAACGTCCGTCTTACGACTGAGGCCTTCGCCCCAATCGCAGACGATCATGTCGATTGGAAACAGACGCGGCTTCTTCCTTGTTAGGAAGCGGCTTATGTCTATCCACCAATCGATGACGAACGAGAATGGGAGAGAATCCCAGAACGCAGCAGGGTCAAATACCCCGCTGAGATCTATGAGGTGTGTAAACACCGTCATAAAACTCGTGAGCTCAGGACAAATGAAATAATATTTCACTGTCTGACTCGATATGACTGGGCCAGGGGTCACTCTCGCATTGACATAATGATACTTGTCTCCATAGGCAAGGAATCGTAGTCTCTGTGTAAACTCAGGCTGTGCCGGTACAAGGGTTTTTAACTTCCCATTGTACGTACGCACGGCTCCTAGTTTATGTGACTTGGTCACCCATACATTGTACCATTCCAAACACAGTTCTACGGTTTGCCGTATATCTGCGATTGTAGGTAACAAGCCATATTGCACCGCAAGGTGTGAAGAAGCGAACTCCTTCATACTCCTCGCGCCGAACAGGCTGCGTAGTACACCAGAGGAATGCATAATCGATTTTATTCGAAGTGCATTCTTGATGAATCCGCGCGCTAGTTTGCTGAGGTCCTTTATGTCGCGAATGATATACCAAACAGAGAACTCACTATCAAGTGGGTGCTCGAGGTTCTTCATCGCGTCACGTATGGGCTCAGCTACTAGCCGCTGATATAGGTCGGGTGAACCACCAAACGCGGTAAGTGCCTTTTCGGGACTCCAGGGTAAACCTGTAGTATCGTCAAGGAGCTTGCCAATGACGGACGCATCACTTAACATTACTGCTTCACCGGGAAAACCGATGTTGTAGTAACGCAAGTTCAGCGTGGGATTCTGAGTCATGTAAGTACCATCGGTACTCACACTCAAATGATCCCAATCGACAACCAGTTCAGACAAGTCTTGCATGCAAGGCTTGCTCCACATTGGGTCGTCGAATATATTCGCAGTGAGTCTCTTGTGAGTCTCATCACCGAATACGTCATGATCGGCCACCCAGAGACCTATGGTCCCTGAGTGACTCGCCGCGGGATCCCAATGGAACCGAACAGGAATGTTCGGCCCCGTTGAGCTATAGTGGGTTTTATGTTGCATATCTAACTCGACTGGGGGACCTCTG